AATAAACCTTATTTATTTCCATGCTGTCCCTTCTTTCTATATAAATATAATTAATTTCTTCCTAACAATTCATTATATCGTATATGATAATTTTTATCCATAAAATAGCATATTGTAGTTTTTAACTGATTGGCCATAACGTAAATTATAAAATTCATTCCACAAAATTATATAGTTTTGTATGAAATTTTTGCCGTATTTTTGCCGTCAAATAAAAAAAGAGGGGTACCGCTTATGGTACCCCTTTCTTATTAATCTAATTCAACAAGGCGTTTTAATTCGCCGTTTACAAACCACATTTCACAACGTACGTTGTTATGGTCTGTGAGTGTTGCAAGCCGTGCAACTCGGAGATAATCGGATCACCTACCATTTCGCAAATGTATAAAGTGCGCTGGCCCCTTTGAAATGCTTCCCGTCAAAATGCGCTAGGCCTTGAAAGTCGCCAGCTTGATAACCTACCGTTTCGTATACCTTACCCGTTTCCAATACTGTAACGCCGCCCATTACGCGATGCACTTTGTTAAGATTGATTTTATATACATCAATCTTTTGTTCATCGGTATTTTCAACAACGGCAGTTCTATCACTTTTTTCTATAGCTTCCTTTGGAATAGTAGGCGATTTTTCTTTAATGGCGTTTTTCGTAACTACTGCCGCATCATGTAGCGTTGGCGCTTGCGTGTAATACGTTACTACCGGCTGCGCGGTTTCCTTATACGCAATAACTTCCTTCGCTACGTTTGGCGATACGTTAAGCGCTTCCCCTAATTTAACAGGGTTCTTTGCCACGGTCTGATTGATAATAACCGGTTCTTGCATTTTCTTGGTATGCATTACGTTATAGGCGAATAAGCCAGCAACTACCACCAGTAGCATAAGCAATGCTACTGTGATAACTGGCAAATACGCCTTTATGAATTGCTTGATAGTATCCATACAATACCCCCGTTAGATAGGCCAATTCAATACTAAATCCGCATCAAATTCCTTGCCTTCAATGTTTTCAGTAAATGTATATTGCCACAAATTAGCGCCTTCATAATCGCATTGACTATTTAATTGTGCGCACCAAATAGCGCACCCGCCCAACTGGCTAATATCTAATACATTTACAAGCCAGTCGTAACTAGCATATAGGCCGGTATTTACGTACCCAGCTTGCCATAATTTATTGATGAACACGCTGCATATATTAGTTAGTTGCTGGTCTGTTGGCATGCCACGTTCTGCCTTGTAGTCGTCAGCATCTTCCATATCGAACCATATACCCATTGGCAATTTATCAACAGTTAAACCGGCATCATTAAGTGTATTTAAAACGAATTCCGCTTCTTCGGCTGCATGTTCTTCGTTCATAGCATACGAATAATGATATACGCCAACCGCTAAACCGGCATTAATAGCGCCGTTAATATTGTTATAGAATTCACTATCTAAATTACCACGGCCATAACCGATGCGAATAATCGCGAAATCAAACCCATTAGCCTTGACCGCGCCCCAATCAACTACGCCATTATTTTCGCTTACGTCAATACCTCTCATGGTACCCCCTTATAATTTCACCTTGTTTTCAATTTTTGTTCGGATTAAATCAAGGAATTTACCTAGCATGGCATTTCCGCCGTCGCGTAGGTTTTCCATAATAGATAGGAATTCACAGGAACCCAAATATAACCAAACCAACGATACCGCAAATTGTTTTTGCCCGCTCATTTCATCGAATAATACGGCCGCCATTGTAGCTGCAATATACGTTAATACTTTAAACACAAAACCTTTTCGCATGTATCGGCTAGAAATTAAACCTTTTTCAAACGCCAACGGTATTGCGCGATATTTTTCCCATACGGCTATTTGGTCTTTATCATATCCGTATTCATCAATTAACATTTGATAGGCAATAGCCGCCCATTTAGTGAAAAGGTCGATGAATACCAATAAAATAAACACGCCCAAAATCTGGACGTGTTTAATTCCAATTACCCATATAGCAACGGCAGCCGCACCGCTTAATATTGCTTTCAATACAAAACTATCTGTTAAAGAGTTCCAACCCTCAACAAAAAACTTCAAAATAAACTCCATTATGCGCCCCTTATTTAACCTTACCTAAACCATAAACGCTGCGCGCTATATTGGCTTTTCTCATATTGATTTTGTCTAATTGTTCCCTCTTTTGTTCGCCGCTCATACGCTCATTATTAATGATCGCTTTAGATGCTTTGTTCAAACCTTTTAGGCTATCACTTGCATTTTTGAGTTTTGCGAATTCTTTGGCATCGTATCCGTCTGGCCGTTGCCCTGTTAGTTTGAATTCATTATGTAGTTTTTCTTGTTCCTTATAATCATCATATACACGTTGCACGCTATTAGATGATTGATAAGGCGCCGCCGTGAACCCTCTTAAACCCGGCGCTTCGTACCATTTTTTAGATGCATTGTTTTCTTTTGCACCAGTAGCCGCATCAATTCCGCTTAAACCTAAACCAGCAAGGCCGCCGCCGTACCCTCTTATTGTATTATCTACAATATACGGCGAAACGTTGATTTTATCACCTACGAATTTTGCAACTTCGCTTGTATTTGCTCCATATTGTAGGTGTGCCGGTAAGTTTTCTTGTGATTGTGGAATAATATTGCGTTGTCTGAATAAAGAGTAATTCGTCATAGCTTCAACAACCGGTATCATAGCCGTAGGCATAAAACTAGGTGCAAGGCTATCAATGACTCTCTCACCGAACCCCTTAAAACCTACGCTTTTACGGTTGTTTTTTGCATCGTCAAAATACTGTAACATACGTTCAAACGATGTACCGAATAATACGCCAGCTTCAAATGGCTTAGGAACACGATACATATTTTCCTTGCCCGGAATTATCCAGAATGTATCTTTCTCCCATTGTGGCAACTCTTGGTATCGTTCATCGTCTTTATTCATGTACCATAGCAAAACACTTGGTAACGTGATGTATAGCATAGTTTTAACAGTCATGCCGCGCGGGTCTTCCTTAAACGCACGCGCCATTTTGTCGGCACCTTGAATTGTTGCATTAAAGAAGGCTATAACTTGATTTGCCTTTTTCGTATGCGAACCTCTACGGCTGAAATCTAGCGTTATATCACGGCTTTCAAGTGCTGCTTCCCTTGCAGTTAAAGGCTTTCTATCTTTACCAAATAGGCGATTACCAACCCCAGTATAACCCTTTCGTGCATTATCGAATTCCGCCAACCGTGTTGCCATTTCTGTTGCTTCACTCATGGCGCGCAATACTTCAATAGGGTTTTTAATTAACTTAGTAACCTTACTTTCACGGCTCATAATATCGCGTAATTGGCCGCCTAAATAGTCGCGGTCTAACGAAACCATTGCCGCATGTGCTGCGCCGGATTTCATATATTCCCAGTATAATTCACCTTTTTTAAGGAATAGTGATAGGCCTTTAAAAGTATCGACTACAGGAATAAACCCATGTTTGGAATAAATAGATGCGCCTATCATATCGCGCACAGGGTTCCGCAAGATAAATTCTGGTGATAATGTAGCGCCAGCGCGTAACCAGTTGGCCGGATATGATAAGATTTTTGCAACCATATTGGATTGGTCTTTATCTAACATACGCATCGTTTGGATAAGTTCTGGCGTTGTTTCGTAGGTAACTTTTTCGCCGTTTTCCCAAACATTAAATGTATTATCTGTTGCCGCTTTGTTACCGTTTACACGTTCCACTATTTGCCCTACGCCGTTTTTATCGGCCAGTTTTGCAAATGTACGCCCAACGTGATTGCGTTCTACTGCGTTATAAAATTGGAACGTATTCTTTACGATACTTTCCAACGGATCTATAATATCGCGCGTGCTACCTTTAAAACGTTTTACCGGACTAGATACATCAACAAAACCCTTGCCGCCAGATAAAAACGATTGCATGCCAGCATCTGACATATCACGGAAAAACGGAATGTAATGCGGGTACATTTTACGCATTGTATGATATGCCTTAGCCGTCAACATGCCTTCTTTAACCAACATTTGCAACATGTAATCTTGATATTTATATATTGCAACTGCCGCCTTTTGGAAACGTTCATTTCCGGCGTGCTTACCTAATACGGCAGCATCTTCGGTATAATCAAACGTTGCTTTTTGTTTGTTCTTGTGTAGGTCTAAATCGTGCAAGGCTACAAGATATGCGGAGAATTCCTTATGTTCCTTTTCGCCTATGCCTTTCAAGATGTCTTTTAACGATTTGATGCCATGTTCCGGTGCGCCGTGTTCGATAAGCGTTTCAGCTTTACCAACCCAGCCACGCGCTAACCACGCTTGCATATAAGGGTTATCATCAAAGGCAATTTTTTCGCCTGTTTGGCGTTCGACTTCTTCAACTAAATCCTTCAACGGGTTCAATTCATCAACAACTTTAGTATATACATCATTTAATGCTTTTTTGATTACGTCTTTGGCTTCGCCACGTTTAACCGCATCAATAGCTTGGCTAACTTTCCCCTTGCTTTCAAAAGAAATGCTACCCTTGATACGTTCCGCCCCGCCTTGACGGTGCCATTCATGAACCAGCTGCGACAATTTATTAGTTATACCGTTTAATTCTGGTTCATTCTTAATCGCTTCCGTAAAGTGATTGTAAAATTCTGGAAATTCACGTTTTGCTTTCGCGCGATCACTTACATAATCTTTGAAAAATTCTGCGTAACCTTCGCCACGTATTCCGTCCATGCCTAACTTATTGTACGCTTTACCGAAACGGTCTTGAATAACGCCGTTAAATTCGTTATTGAACCGTTCATCTTTACTGAAACCGAAATAATTATCTACATAATGCCCCAATTCATGCATGATAACTGGAATTTCGCCATAATTACCGCTACGAATTACATCGGTTTTAGTGTTATACCAGCCGCGCACATTATCACGGCCCAAACGGCCACTTTTAACGCGTTGATTAAATAGGTTGTTAACCGCATCAAGAATTTCCTTACGTGTAACGCTTCGGCCTAACCGCTCTACTTCATCAATGCCAGTATGTGGCGTTTCGTTACTTTTAACGCTATATTGTAGCGGTTCCGTAGGTCTAACGCCTTTACTTTCTAAATAACGATTTGCCATTGCTTCGTTGCCGTCAAAGGCTTTCACCATAGCTTCGTGTACTTGCTCATGCGTTGCATTGTCTAATAGCTGGCTAGGTTGCTGCGCGTATTTGCTCACGCCACCTTCTGCCGGTTCTGATTGCATCAACTTCAATTCTTGCGTATCTGCAATTAGTTCGGCAGCACGATCACGGCGAACCGTTTCCATGTATTCGTTGTTCAATCGTTCAACTGGTACATCTAGGCTTTCAGATAATCGAACCTTCACCGCATCAAGTTCCGTTTTTGGAATATCTGGCTTTGTGGCTTTGTTTAAATCCTTCAATAATTCCGTGTTAGAATTTACTTTATTTTCTAATTCGGTATATCGTGGTTCAGATGCATCATTTTTCAATTCATTTATGATAGTTTCTTTTGCTTTTTGCGGTAAATCGTCAAGTGCATTTCGTAAACTTTCGTTTGGTGCATCTTCTTCATACCTAAATTGAGTATTTGCATCGTTTTCAAGTGCTTTTTCTTCAAATTTAGGTTTTTCGCCCTCTACAAAGTCAGTATTTATGCGGTCTTTCGGCTGAAATTCATTTATTTCGCCTGTACGGGCCGTTTCGCTTTCGCCTTGATAGTTTATACCTAAATCTTCGTTTTTAACTGATTTTTTATCGGTATTTTCTACAAAACTGTTTAAATCGGTATGTGGTTCTTCACCATTTACTGGTTTTTCGTTTTCTATAAACTCATCTTTGAATGGTTGTTCATAGTTTCGATAATTAGGGTCTAGCGTATTATCTTTAAACGATGTATTATCACGTGGCCCATTTTCGTATTTGCCATAATTGCCTTTAAATGTATTTTCTGCAATTTCCGCACGCATTGCATCATTTGCAACTGCTGGGTCTGGTCTTTCGTATGTTTCACGAATGATCTTCGCCATTTCTGCCGGCGTTGCGTCTGGGTGTGCGCGCATAGCTTCAAGTGCAGCACTTTCGGTATTATGTAATTCCCATACGCTGAAATCAACTTGCGTTCTCCAGTCCCATGGATCTAACCCGCGACTTTCTGCGAATTTCAACAAACCTTTTTCGCCGTTGAGTCTATCACCAGTAAATTGAACCAAACCACGGGAACCGTAGCCGTCGCCGCTTGTTACAGTAGTACTAAAACTGCTTTCGGCGCCAATATTACCAGTCATGCCGGCCGCTTCAACGTCGCTCAATCCATGCTGACGGTATCGGTTATATATATCCGCTTGAATGTTTCCGGTTTCACCTTCCATAGGTTGACCGCTTAAACCGCCTTCGGAGTATTCGCGCGGTTCTACTGCGTTACTTGGTTCCTCTGGTACTGGTACATCATCAAACGCATTATACATAACGCCTTCTTCAAGTTTTGGCGCATCTTTTGTGAAACGTTCGCCAATATCTTCAAATGCGTTAGATGCTTTTTCTTTGATGTGTTCCGCTGCACGTCCTACATGCTCACCGATTGCACCGCTTACCTTTTTAGGTGTTGCACCGTGTACCATTGCCGCCGGTAAAAATACATCGCCCCATAAGTTAGTAGGGTTCATGGCTATATTTTTTGCAAATTCGCCCGGATCATCAACTAAACGCCCAACCGGTTCCGCAACAGGGTCTACTAAAAGATTTTTCGCCGTAGCAACATATTTATTCCCTAAAAATCCGTCTGGTGCCGTTCCTTCGTTTTCTGCGGTTGCATTGGCGTTATACATATCAACCGTATCACTTGCAATCGTAGGCGCGGCAAGAACGCCAGCAGCTATTCGCACCGGTGGTGGAACGTATGGCGTAATTGCCAGATATCCGGCCGGCTTACCAACTGCGGCATTATATGTTTCTACGTGCGCTTTACCTAACCCCGGTGTAGCATATTCGTCGATAAACTCCCCATTATCATCAAATTTAGAAAAGTTATCGCCATTAGCATCAATCGCATTAGCAGCACTTTTAGAATACTCATTACCTAGATTGTTTGCTTTGTTTACTACATCGTCTTTCCAGTTGGTTAACGTATTGCCTACATTGTCGTTAATTTCTTTGCCGGTTTTGTCAATCCATTCAATATTGTTTTTAACGCCATTAGCAACATATTCGGCATTATTTTTAACGCTATCCCAAAACGTAGGCTTGGGCGCGTTGCCTACATCATAACCGTATTCGGTTGTTATATCTTCAAAGGCGTTACCGTTTCCAGCTGCCTTGCCGTATTGGCTTGTAATATCATCAAACGCACCCATAGTCTACCCCTTTATATTTAATAAGACTTTAACCACGATTTATATTGACCGTATCCGGCCGCATCAAGTTCCGCCGCTATCTGATCATCGCTCCAGCCTTGCGCTGAAAGTTCATTCATTCGCTTGGAAACTGCTGCTTGTTCTTCGCTTGAATAAGTAGGTTGCCGTTTAACTGTAGGCGTTCCAGCACCAGCACCGCCAGCAGTAGGCGCACCGCTTAACGCGCTTTGTAACTGCCCATAATAAGGGCTTTCAGTTTCTGCTTTATCTGGGTTAGCTTTCACCCATGCGGTATGCTGCGCGGATAACGTACGTAATACTTGCGCATTATATCCACTAGTGCCGGATTGTGTAGCCGTTGCCGGTTTAACATGCGTACCTACATATTTCATGCTGCCGTCTGTGCCAACAATATACGTTTTTCCGTCTGGCATAACTTTAATGTTTTTCGCACCAAAATTACCGATATTTTTCATTTGGCCGTCTGGTGTCATAACAATAACTTGACCGTTCGCAAATTGTTTTGTTTCAACCTTGCCATAGCCGCCCATATCTTGAATAGTACCGTCGCCCATGTTGTAACGTACAATATGGCCGTTTTGTGCACTACTAAATTTATAATCCGGTTTATCAAGTGCCGCAATACTGTTCAAGTTATTCATATCAATAGTACCAGCACCAACTTTACCGGCTAGATAGTTATATCTTGCAACGGCTGGCGCCAATCCTTTAACCCGTTTTGTGTTATAGGTATCTACAACCGGGTTTCCGTCTTTATCCTGTGTAAATACAAGATTGTTCATGATTTGCTGGCGCATTGGTTCAAGCACTTTTTCTTGATATTCGTTGACTTGCTGCATATACATATTGTTTACATCGGTCTGATATTGTTCGCTTGCTAAACCTTGCGCGGTCTTAAAATCAAAACCGGCTTTAACTAGGGCCAACGTATTGGCCCCTAGTTGTTTACGTGCTTCACTTGTTACGCTTGCTTTATCTGGTATAGAGTATTGACCCGGCGCTTTATCCGCATCGGCGTTACCATTTACGGCCGAATTGGGCGCCCCATGAAAAGGTGCGTTTTGTCGTTGTTGCATCATTTCTTGGTATGTTTGCGGTACCCCTGTATTAATACCAGTATTATTTAGATTTTGAAAATTCCATAACCCCGTGTTTTGTTGCGGTTGTGCTGGCGCCGCTGTTTGTGGTGCCTGTGCTGCCTGTGCTTGCAACTGCTTTTGTAATGTAGGACTTGGCTCATTCATATAAGCATTAAAGCGTTGATCCGTAACTGGATTACTTGGTGCATCTGTGTTAGCTTGCATCGGTTGTGCTGGTGCTGCTGGATTTTGACCGCCCCATAATCCGATATTATTCTTTTGCATCAAGTTATTGGCGAACGTGTTATTAGAATTAGACAATAACTGGTTGATTTGACCGGCGCTATTAGGTTGTTGCATACCCATTCCAGCCATGCGGTTATTATTATCCACAATTTGCGGAGTGTTCGGGTCTTGTTCGCCGCCAGCACCACCGCCACCGCCTAGCATTGCTTGATAGCCTTTAGCCATTTTATTATTCTGCAATGCCCCTAAACGGTGAGAGAAATATTGACCGGCTAATTCACCCAACGCCGCCCATGGTTCAAAGTCTTTAACGTAGATAACGCCCATTGTGTTATTCCTCTACTTTCTCTACTTCTTCTGTTGCTTCCTCTACTGGTTCATCTTTCTTGCTGGATTTTTTAGTTGTTTTTTTAGTTGGCTTTTCTTCCGGTGTTTCTTCCGCTGCATCTGCAATAGCTTTCAATTCATCTTCATTGATGCCTTCCGCCATAATGCCGTTAGCATAGAATAAATTATCGCCAGTACATTGCAATTCGTATACGTGTTCAGTATTGCCAGTTGCTTCGCTGAGTGTAACCGGTTCATAAGCATTAACCGTCATAATAACTTCGCCAACTACCAATTCACTAACTAATTTCAAGCCTTCCGGAGTTAATACCTTTTCCGTGCCTGTGGTTGTTACGCCAAAGGATACAGTTTCAAGGCGATGTGTTTCTTTTTCGCCCATATCATGCAATGCAATTACATCGTTTACCGCACCCAACGTGATAACAGTATCACCATTTACAAACGTCTCAATAACCTTGCCACCTTCTGGTGTTGCAATTTCAGTACCCGCTACAAAACAAAAACCTTTCATAAGTCCTCCAAAGAAACCGCCAGAACCTTGCTTAACCATTGTTTGTGCTGGTTGTGCTAGTCCATAACGTAATGACATAAATCTATTAAGTAAATCTTCTTGATCCGCGTTATTTAACTGGCTCATAGAGTAGTAATCTTTGGCCGGTTGAATTGCCGCGCTTTGTGTTGTTGCGCCTGTATTAATAGGGTTTTGCGCTAACCCTTCGCGTTGACCTACTAAACCCGCTGCGGTGCCGGCGTTATTCATCTGATTTGCATAACCTTGGTTCATTAGATTTGCTTGATTAATAATACCGTTTTGGTTGTTATTGTAGGTATTACCCCATAACCCCATTTTTGCACCGATACCGCTTAAATTATTATTAAGAGCTTGCGTATTAAGTGCCGCCGCTTGGCCTAAATCATTTGAATATTGTGCCGCAAGTGTATTTGATGCGTTCTTGCTAATATCATTTAATGCATTATCTGTAATAGATGAATTCACAATGCCGCGACTTGCTAGGCCAGAAACTGCATTGCCTACAGTTGCCTGTAAATCATTGTTTAACGCTTGCCGTCTAGCATCTGCATAGCCTGTAGGTAGTTGGCCGTTTGTGATGCTATTCATTGCGTTTTGATTATTAAGCAATGCGCCGTTATATTCGTTAGCCAGTTGGCTTGCGCCGTTGTTCATTGCATCAACGCTGGCCGCTAACTGATTTGCATACTGCGTGTTATCAGTTAAATTCTTGGCGCCGGCCGTTGTTACTAGGTTCTGTAACGCCCCTATTGCATTTTGATTGCCACGGTTAGCGCCTAAATACGAATTATACATATTGCCGTATTCTGGCGTTATCACATTATTTAAGGCCGCATCGCCCATACCTTGCAAGGTGTTGGCGCTTTGATTGGTGTTATTAATCCAATCCATTTGGCCTTGTAATAGTTGCTTTTCGTCGGCCGTTGCCGTAGGTAGTTTGGCATCAATGCTGCTTACCTTCGACTTTTTACCGCCGCCGCCAAATAATTGCAAGTCAAATTTAAACATGCTTTTCCTTTCTACAAAGTAGCTTCAAGGTGTTTACGCACCGTTTTTAGCACTTTGTAATCAAACCCATTATAGGTATAGTCCATAGTTGGAACGCGTTCCATGTTCCACTTTTTAATGAAGCCGCGCACGCTTCGATGTGTTGCCGTTACAATTACATCAAGATTATTCATCTTCATTACTTCAACGATGTACTTGCCTATTACTTTCATATCGCCGTATGTCTGCCATATAGTAAAATATCTTTCGCCTTCATGTTCGTTGATAGTCCAGAATAAGAACCCAGCATTAGGGAACCATTTGAAATAGTAATTGTATTTGTCTTTGTAGTTATTATTCTCATCGAAATAAAAACCTTCAAGACTAACACGTTCACCCGTGCGCCGTTCATAGTCTTTAATCATGCTTTCAAGGCTTTCCGTTTTCATTATGAAACCCGCTTCCACATATAAACAGATAAATACGGCTGCATAATACTGTGTGCTTGACCCCCGCCGTCATTTTGGATTGTGTGTGTATGATCTCCTACACTATTGATAGATACGCTATGGCTATGTTGACCGCTTGGGTTAATTTCTACTGGAATCGCAAACCCATCGTGCCTTCTTACTTTATCTTGGTATTTACTAGCACCGTCTGTATCACCTCTACCAGCGCCACTACTATATACCTTGCCGCTATGGCTATGTTCGCCGGCAGCACTTGCCGTGCCTGTATGACTGTGGCCGCCGTTCGCGCCTGTGCTTCCGTAGTGATCATGGCGTGGCATTTCTTCGGCAGTCAATGTATGCGTTGCACTACCGCCAGTAGTTCCGGCTGCATAATTTCCGCCTTGCGATAACAATACGCGCCCTTGTTCGATATATTCCCATGTACCGAACCCAAACAAAGAATTAGGGTTAGTCGCTACTGTACTACAATAAATAGCACCAACTGGATATACCTTTTTCAATACATCGTTAATAACAGGCGTTAATTTATTTATTTCGCTACGAACGCCTTCAATAAGTGTTTTAACGTCCGATGCTAAATGTTCTTTTTTAACTTGTTCATTGCCTATGTTATTTGATTGTACGGCGCCGTCGGCCAGTTTGTTTGTTGTGATAGATTTATCTGCTATGAAATCACCACCAACGCCCGGTTTATAATACTTGATAGACTTAACCCGCGTTGCATCTGTTACGGCTACCGCTACAACCACCCGCAATATAGATTTCCAATACGTCCCAGTATAGAGAAACATTTTCTCACTAACCGTGTTATAGTACATTTTATCTGTTTCAGCGTTTGGCGCATCTGGCTGGCGCAACGGTTCAAGCGTTGTACTGCCGTAACTTATAGCACCAGATGCGGAGCGCTCAACGTATAAATACGATGTACTATTAGCCGGTAGGCTCCATGCGCTTTGCTTTTTAGTGATGCTTACTAAAGAATCAACCGCCCCGTAATCGTCGAAACCGTCGGCGAATGTTAATAATACAGGCGTTTGACTGCCGTCAATCATTACGCTTAGGTTATCACCGGTTAAGAATGAGAATTCACCATTGCTCACCTTGCCGCTTAACAAGCGATTACGTAGGCCACCGCCACCACCGCCGCCAGTACCACCGCCGCCGGCTTTTAGTTCTATTTGTTGCGCAATATTTAACATTTCATCGCGGTTTTTCTTGATACTTTCCGGAACTGTATCACCCTGTGGCGTAATATCCAAAGGGTATTTTTCTTTATATGCCATGTTTAAACCTCTTCATACGTATAATCTAACTGGCGTAACGAAATAGCGCCCTTTTGAACATTGATTTTAAACTGTACATTACGGTTAGCACCGCCACCGATTTTATACGCCTTCGTGTATTCGTTGACATTCATCAATGCTTTATAATCGTAGGTCTTAAAGTTCGCATAGTAGGTTTTAACTGACTTACTAGCGAATTCAATCGGCTTAGGTTTTTTATTTGAGATACCAATAGTCCCATGACCGGGAATAAGATTATGCGTTACAAAATTGTAGTTCATAATTAATATGAATTGTCTTGTTGCCAATCTATTGCCGCTTACTATTGACGTTTGGATTTGCGCCGCATCATCTGTATCTATAGCTTCATCAAGGATACCGATTTTATTACCATACGCAATATAGGTTTCTTTGTTTACATCAACAACCGCATTAATGCTATGCGTGAATTTTCTTGATGTGAAAACCCCGCGCCCATCCTCATACCGTGGCAAGTAGTGATACATAAATACCGTATCGCCGTTATATGGCTTAATCCATATTTGTTTTCGGCTGGCTATGTGCCATACTTCGCAATCTTTCGTTATGTACTTCAATAGATAAGAGTTGATATTTAAACCAGTTTCAAACGGTTGTATTTCTGCATAGGTATTAGTAGGCATAAAAGACATAAAGCCTTGTTCGCCTAAATAATAGCTGCGATCATCAACGCTTACCGTTGCACCGCTACAATAACCGGTAGAGGATAACGGATATACAGTTAAATTCTGTGCATCTGGCGTGCCAATTACTTGATACACGCGCCCGTATTCTTTGTATACGATTATTGCCCTAGATAAGAAATCAACTGCAATGATGCTGCCTTGGTCTTTATAGCCAACGTCCACATATTGTGCGCTTGATGCATCGTTGCTGATATGGTTCCATGCGTTGTAGTTGCCAACCGCAGACCAGTTCAACCTATGCGAATTAGTCGATGCAATTAGTACGCGCCCGGAATGGCTTGATACTATATCGCATATAGGACTTTCAGTAGTATATAACTTACCAGCGCCCGAAATGGCTTGTAATTTATCACCGCTGGCTATGAGAATATCACCACCGAACGCATGATATTTAGGCTTACTTGTACCGCTTAACGTACCCAGTAATTTATTTGTGCTGAAATCGGTTTCATACAAATTTCTACCACTAGAAAAGTACCATTTACTACGATACACATCATAATATAGCGTTTCTACCGGTAGGCCGAAATCATACAATACACGAATACCCGGAACGGTACGGAGTGCATTATCTGTTCTATCGAATTCGCATTGTTGCGCCTGTGTTAGCGCTTGCACGTCGATATTTTCCGGCGGGTTGCTCCAATCAAGGCCCAACCGGAACCCGTTTGTAGTTGCCACCTGTTTAACGCCCATTATGCTATACCCCTTGCCGCCTTAATCTGTTCCGTTATGTAGTCAATGAATTGTTTATCATAGGCAGCGTAATCCGTCATAAGTGATTTTTTCTTAACCATGAAAGATACTAACTGCACTAAATAGCTATGAAAGAATTCAGAAAACGGGATAGTATCGTCTAATTCGTCTACGTGATTTTTTCGTACACTATAAAATACTTGATTAACCGTTTCCCCGTCATAGGTTTCAAATGTTCCGTTAATGATGCGGATAGGATAACCACTCTTAGGAACGAACCCCATGAAATCGGAAGGAACCGCTTTCAAATTCTGTATATCGGTATTCTTAACTACTTCGCGGTCTTTAATGCTAACTAGAATAGTAGTTAGCCAGTCAATAGCTGCGTTAATGTATTGGATATACTCCAACTGTTCATCTAATATTTCGTTAGACTCTACATTAACCAGCGTAATCAATTCGCTTACTACCATAATCCCAGTACCCTTCCGCTATTACGCTTTCATTATTGCCTAAACCATTATTAATTGATTGCAACGCATTAACCATATTCGCCGTTACGCCGGAAATATCAAGGTTCATAACCCTATACACGATGTAATCAACAAGTAATGTTTCTAGTTCTGCCGGTAGTCCGCTTTCATCTTCCAGTTTCTTATAGCCAGCAGTCATTATATAATCAACGGTTATTTTCTGCTCATGATCTGCATCAAATACTATCGTTTGTAAATTCAATACATGATAGGCCTGTACGTCCGCATCATCGGCTTTGACATTTAACACGCTGATACATTGACCGGGCAGCGTAATCCGTCCGGTGCCATTATCTTCATGTGTTGCCTGTGCCAAACTAGGGCAGTACTGACCGATAAGGGCATTTAATAGGTGATTGCCTTCGTTGTAATACTCCAATAAATGATACGGTGTATATTGTTCCTGTGGTGTATCGCCTATTTGCATGAACGCCCTATTGATAACTTGTTTTACGTTCATATTCACCCCGTAAAGAATAAAGGCGGGTATTACCCCGCCCATAATTCAAAAATTAGCTTTCTACAACGCCACCAGTTAATACTTGAATAGTGCCGTAGTCTTTATTATTGAATTTTGTTTTTTTAACTTCGCCATAGAACGCGATACCATTACCAGCAATGTTGCCGTAATCGTCTGTTTGTTCAATGTGTTTAGCTGGTCTTGCTACTGCGAAACATGCCGCTTGTTTACCCAATAATAAGTTATGGCATACATTCGCACTAGATGCGCCTGTATTATCGCATAATACGCGTTCGTATTCATAAAGAATAACGCCGTCGTATTCGCCTAATGCGCCTGTAAAGATAGGGTTTTTAGAACCGCGTACATTTGCGTTTTGTTGTGCTGCCAACCATTTTGGATCATCTTTCAAATCACGTGCCGCCCATGGATGAACAAGCATGATGTATTTATCCATGCCGTCAACTTTAATTGGTTGTACTTTTGGCGCGTGCATCATTGCTTTACGTTTAGCACGGGAAATAATAGTTGTTGTTAATTTATCATTTGCCGTAATGCTGGAATATGTACCGGCAGCACTTGCAGCTACCGCTTCTTTAGAAGAGGAAGGAGTCGAACATAATTCACTCATCAATTTGTTATCCAACCAATCGGCAAGCCATTGTTTCAATGCGCCTTTAATTTCTTTTAACATATCATATTGTGTTTTTTGGTCGTCCGCTTCATAGCGAGATACCGCATTACGGATTAATTTAGTTTGTACAGTAAAATCGTAAATGTTCAATGTATCTTCGGCGCCAGTTAATTTTTGATTACCTTCAACGCCCGGCCCGTTTAAATTCATCATCAAGCCGAATACTACGCTATCGCCTTTTACGTTTGTTAAGTCTTTGTTTTGGTGTACCACGTTGGAACCGTCCATTGCGGTAAACTTATCGAAATAGCTATCTTTTACGCCTTCATGCCATACTTTTTTAGCCCATACTTTAGGTACTAAATTTGCTGGGATATTAACTTGGTTTCTTTGGTCTGCCATATTTTACCTCTTATAATTCGTCAAAATATTTGCGTACATCGTCCGGCAATGCATCAAGGTTGCCCGTTTGATACGCCTTTAAAATATCTTCTTCCGTTACCTTGTTAGGTGTAGGAACGCCACCGTTTAACGCGCCAGCTTTTGGGAGCGTTGCGGCCACTTGTAACGGGTTATTTGTAACGTCGGTATTCGTTGCCCGTTCATTTTGCAGTTCATTAACAAATTTTCTAATTGTTTCAAAATCGGCATCGGTACCTTCTCCAATATCTACGCGGTAGAACGCATCGTTAATAGGTTGTGCATCGCGCATAGTCATGCCGTTTAGCTTTTCTAATCCGCGTTGATACAGTTCCCCGAAATTTGGTAACGATTTAATTTCATTTACAAAGTTTAGATTTGTTTGTCTTTGTTGATGTACGGCTAACTGTTGATTTGTGATCGTGTATTCTGCGTTAGCTTCAAAGCGAATGAAATCGTTATACTTTTGTACATCTTCAAACATAAGACTTTCTAAATCTTCCGCCGTAATGTTAAAGCGTTTCAATGCTTCACGGCGTACAAAGTCCCGAATATCAGATACTTCACTATCTGGCAATGTAATTGGTCTTTGTTGCGCTTCAAATTGTCTTGCGCGTTCTTCGGCCGCTTTACGTCTTGCGCGTTCCTGTGCAAGTGCCGCTTTTAGATTGTTATCGTTTGTATGGTTTTCTTCGTGTTCCGGTTCTTCGGTGTTAGTGTTTGGCGCCGCTGCATCTACTTCCGCATCATTCGCATCGCTTTCCGCCGCATCATCTGTAGAGGGTTCATCTGTTACGGTTTCCGGTGTATCCGTTTCTTCGGTATGTTCTTCAACGTTCACGCCCGCGTTTTCTAAATCTTCCGGAGTGAAACCAGCATCTTCGATATTAACTAAATCTTTTTCCATATCTAATACTCCTTAACGCCTTTTAACGTCATTGCCGGACGAATAAAGAAATATGGCAGTTTAACGCCGTTGCCGGGCGATAATGTATAAGCAAGCCTTTTAACGCCGTTACTTAGGGCGAAAATAATATAAAAAACGCCCCATTACGGAGCGTTTATTATTGTGTTGATAGTTTATATTACATAGTGCCTAAATCGTTCATAGGCGGCATAATTTGTGGTGCATTTTGAATGTTTGGTTGTTTACCTTTCAAGGCTAACCGTTCCGCCATGATTTGCTGCGGTGAAATCTGTACGCCTAGCGTTTGTAAATACATACTTAATGCTTCCGCTGGCATATCATCAAGCGAACCACTTACGCGCAACTCTGGTAACGCTGGTTTTTCGCTTGCTTCTTGCATACGTTTCTTAACTGTTTCTTTTTCTGGGAAATCCATGAAATCAAGGATAATATCCATAGGAATATCAACGCCGCTTTTCTTAGCTTCCAATAATTGATATAGATTAGCACGTCGCGCCGTTGCGCTTGCTTGGCTGGTGCTAATTACAATATCAAAATCAAAGGCGGATAGATCATACAAAACTTGCTTAATAGGATTGCCTTCCGCATCACGCTGCGGTTGTCCAAACGCATCGGTTAAAACTTGTTCTTGCATAGGTTGATTTAAACCCGGTGCAATCTGTACAAATTCCTTTTGACCGTCGTCGCCCATAATGCGCATTGCTTTAGCTTCGTTGTAGAATTGCGGAATTAAACCCGGTGCGTTTTTCTCACCCCATAGCAATTTAACAATTTGGCGTTCTGCTTCTTTTGATTGCTCAAAGATACCAGCCGTTTGAACAGTTGTAACAGATTGTCGCAAGTCGATTGCCTTGCCGCTCATACTGCCAACGCTACCGCTTAAACTTTCCGGAGTGATACCGCTGATAGAATAAAAATCATTGCTTGATTGTTGTTCAAGGGCCATATTAATATTGCTATCCATTGCCGGCGTGCCGTCTACGAATGATACGCCCGGCGGTAACCAGATATTCGCACCCGGTTTAGTGCTATTATTTTTAATATCGCGCTTAGTTTGTTCTGTTAGTTGACCTTGCCAGAATTTAACGCCTAAAGACTGCTGATTAACAACGTGCATGCGTTGGCTTCGGTTTTTGTTTAATTCCCTTTGTGCATCTTTAATATCACGCACTACGCCAGCCGGTTCTAGTTCATCATCTACCAATTCGCCGGTATAGTAACAATATTCACGCACTAACGGGAATTTACCATGCTTATAAGGACTTTCACCCTCTTCCAATAGAACACTATCGGCGAACGTTGCATATCTGATTTTAGTATCTGGAATACTTGTAGGCTTTTTCCCTGTAGCCATTAATACAACGAATAACGGGTTAGCTTCATCAATTAACCCCTCTTTTGTCATGAACACGTGTTTCTTTCCGTATTCCTTATACCAATACTGCACTACACGGATTTTATTGTAGTTACTGCTATACCATAACGCTTCGCCGTCTACCGTTTCAATCACGCCGGCTTCCTGTTCGGTTTCGTCATATCGACTTTTTAACGCGTTGATTTCGTCAACCTTTTCCGGATAGATTTGTTTTAACTTAGCAGCACTTTCCCAGCTATAACGGCCAACGTATTGCGCATCGCTTAAATCGTCCTTTTTACATTCCGGATCAATGAAAGCATCAAACGGAGAAACGCGTTCAATTTGAATTGTGCCGTCTAGCTTCGTATAGTCGAATTCATAGCTTACCCAGTAATTGGCTAAACCACAAATAATCTTATCGCGGAAACATTTGCCCTTATTACGTTGATAATTCGCACGGTCTAAACAGTATTTTGTAATACCTTTAGCAACGCGGCTTATTCTATCATCTTCTTCGGAACGTGGTAAAAAGTCCGGTTCCGTTTCATTCTGTGATGCATAACCGCATAACAGATTAATAACTGGTCTAATTCGATTAATCGTAATTGCTGGCCTTGCTGCATCGCGCATCTTCGCTAAATCTGCATCGGCCCATTGCTTGCCTTGCATAAATGCAAAATCTTCAGCAGCAGCTTTGCGCCATTCTGACGTGGCGGCCAATGCATTTTTTACATTCTGTTTTGCTTCGTATATATCAAAAGTAGTTTGTTCTATATCCATTATTCCACCATTTCAGAACCATAAATCATTGTATACATTTGTTCTAGTTGCCATTGTGGCATTGCCTTGGCGAATTCTGCCAACTGTGCATCTGTATATTTAGCGGGAATAATCACGCCTTTTTCTTCGCGTTCGCCATATTCAGATTTAAGTACTTTATAGGCGTAATCACGCAACGCCCTTTCACTCATCATACGCCCCATGCGCTTGTATCTCCTTCGGTATCATCTTCATATCTATAACCGTCATTAAACGGCTTATCTGGTTTAGTTGATTTCACAGGCCGTGCCATACACATATAACGCACCGCATCATATGCATGATCTTCTTGCTTTGTATCCACATCTTCAACTCTGATTTTATCGTAGGTTAAAGCTGGCAGCGTTCGTATTAAGTGTACGCAATTACTAAATATTTTCAGCTTGCCTTCTTTTAATCGTTGATGTACTTGCATAAGTCCGGCCAATCTATCATTATCAGCACGCACCCAGTAAACGCCCTCAGTTGCGAATATTTCCGCAATCGTTGGGCCGTCATGGCCTGTTCGTTGCCATATAGCGGGGTCTGCCACGCCTTGATAGTCTTTTAAGTGTTCTATCTTTTGCGCTACTTCCCTTGCCGTTTCCTGTGTACCAGTATCCGGCATGCCCGGCTTGCAACCGTAAAACTCACCAGTAATATATAAAACGTCGTCATAATCAACCGCTGCGGAATATACTGCATATGGTTTCGTATAACCCCAGTCCATTGACCGGTACCGTTGCCAATGATGCGGAACTTCAAACGGTTCTATTACATGCTTATCGGTTCTAAATTCCGTAAATACTTGACCTTCGAATATGTTCCAATCGCCGTCTAAATATGCTTTACGTAGTTTTTCCGGCAACGTGTTAAGTGCATCTATATAAGACTGTGATAGATGCGGGTTATCGCTTGCCCTTGCTTGGATATATGCAATCTTATCGGCGAACGGTTGCATTTCTTTTGTGAAATTTCTATCAATGAATAAATCTTTTACCCACATATGGCCTTTACCGCCCGGATTTGTTGCAGCTATTAACTTTGTATCCGTGATACCAGTCCAACGTAAACGCATACGCAAAAAGTCGAATACATCGCGACTATTTAAAGTCAATTCATCAATAGCAATAGCAGCGAATTCGCTTGAAAGGTATTTGCTTGGCTTATCCAGATTTCTAAAACAGATAACGCCGCCGCCTAATTCATCATTCAATGTGAATTCATGATTACTTTCCTTATAGCTTCCTAACCATTCCGGAAACTCCATTTTGATTTTGGATATTTGACGATCATCTAAACTTGGGTAATCCTCACAGAATAACCCAACGCGTATGCCTTTAATTCCCGTTTTGATGAACCAATCAATTAAAAGCCATATCAAGCCCCAGCGGAGTATATACGATTTACCACCACCAGCAGCGCCGCCATATAGCGTATATATGTTTTGCTTTACTGCTCTTAAAAATTCCTTTTGCTTAGGCGTTGGCCGTATTACATCGCGAAACAGATTTGTTTTACTCATCTGTATCACTCAATTCGTTATTATCAATAACCAACTTAACGGCGCTTTCTGTTGTGATTTCCTGTTGTAACTTATCGCGCCATTCTTTGGAACGTCGATTTTTAAGCCAGAAAATCATAGCCGTTGTATTTCCTTCAAGTGCTGCTTTGTAAAGTGCATTTTCAACTTGTATATCTGCTTCATCTTTACCTATTTTTAGGGCGTTCGATATTTTGGGCGACTTCTTACGCCATTCCCATAAGGTAGAAACAACAATATCCATATTGCTTGCAATCTGTTCATTTGTTAAACCGTTGCGCGCCCAGCCTTGTAAAAGCAAAATCTTTTCTTCTGCTTCCCAATCCTTATATGTTGTTTTCGCCATTGTTTCACCCCCTATCGTAGTATGTTGTTATCTTTGCTTTTCATTCTGCCATGTGATCGTTGGCATATTCCCGCATGTTGCTTGCTGGCGTGTTGGCTAGTGCAATATGTTTGACATAAGCCGTCATAGTATATTTCGTTAGCCTTACATTTGCCGCCTTTATTGTTTAGGCATTTTGATTTTGTACATATTATATTCACTAGCTTTTCACCACCTTTTCTTTAATCACTCAAAACCGAACACGCCGCACGAAAAGACCACTGGAAACTATGAAAGGTGATGTCTCTTAAAATAAAAACATGTGCATTATGTTCAGTTTTCAATAATTAAATGTTCCTTTTATGCAAAAAATGAGATATATCGCCGTGGATATACCTCATATTCTGATAACTTTATTCATTTTTGTTGTATTAAACACTCAAAACCGGAGTTATATTGCTGCACGCGCGGCAACATAGGCCCGTAAGCCTAGTTTCTAGAAAACGCTATAACCCCAGTTTTCAATGCTTATATGTGTACTCTAAACCAATACCGATATGGATCACATGAAATTAGGTTTATTTTGTGTTTGTTATTGTGCTTGGAAGTACATATTTATATTTGATAGGATTGTTCTCAATGGCATTGTGTTTGTTTGAAAGGAATTCTATTTTATCGGTATCGGTTTACAATACACAATAGGGGAACGGCCCAAAGTTCCCCATGTGCATCGTATATATAGGAGAATTACGCCAATGACCTTTTAAGCATCATTTGACAATATAATTATACTATATATGGCGTTTCCGTATTATTCCGATGTAGTTCGGTGTAGTCCGACTTGTACCGTTTTAGCAGTATATATGCTAGGGTAATACGTATTGTGTAAAAATTTACCTACATTAATAAGGCCTAGTGTTTTTAATTCGGCTGCTTGCGTTTTCCCTAAATCTGTGAAACTCTTCGCATATTTCGCGCTTTCGCCGTCTATATACTCACGCATTAACAATATATTGGTTTTCCCTGTGGTGCATTGATTGATGATTTCCGCCGCCGTTTCGCGTTCATCAATTAATGCACCTATTTCTTTATGCACTGCATCGCGTTTACTTTCAAGGCGTACTATTTGACGGTCTAACCCGCCCGGCGTTCCGCCACCGCTTAAACGTTCCTTGCTATAATCAACGGCCCCAATCGTTGTTATATCGGATTGCAAATGCTTTAGATCTTCTTTCAATGATTTAATTTTCATTGAGATTAATTTAATCGGTTCTAGGAATTCCTTGCCTATCTCTCTATATTCTTTATCCGTCATTTATCCCCCTGTATGGTTAATTATCGTAAATTCTTAACCGTTTCCCCTAACATGTTTAAATAGTCCTGTAAATTGCCTTTGATAGCATCATTCACTATTTGGATATTGTCAGTTGTTACATAATGCGCCAATAGCATTTTATACATTGCATCTTTTGTAGGTACTAAAACCGCTATTAATGCGCTAATTACAAACGCAATGCATAACGCAATAACTTTCTTTTTATGTGGCTTAGATAGTTCCCTTACTTCATCATCTGCAAGCCATATAGCGCAAAATCCACATATTACAACCGTTAGTATAATAAACAATCCTTGATTAATTACGTCAATATTATGTATTACCTCAATCAAATACAGATACATCGGATTAATAATAGGCATTACACATTTCCCCTTTCACTAATTACTTCCCCGTACTACCAATGCCACCAGCGCCGCGCGCCGTTTCGGTTAATTGTGCAACCTCTAACAACTTTAATGCGCCAACTGGTACCATAATTCCCTGTACTAATCTATCGCCCTTTTGGATTAAATACGGCGTATCGCTGGTATTATGTAGAATTGCTTTAATTTCTCCCCTATAGTCCGCATCAATCACCCCGAATGAGTTCGGAATAATTAACGGCGTTTTGCTCATGCTAGATCGTGGCGCCAGCATCAACATATACCCCTTTGGAATTTCCACCGCTAACCCCAGCGTTACATATTGCGTTTGATGCGGTTCTATAACTACGCTTTCCGGTTGATAAAAATCCATACCAGCAGCATCTACGCTGCCAACTTTTGGCAATAATACACCCGGCATGCATCGCTTAATTTTAATAACGTCCGCATTATACCGTTTATATCCGAATATGCGTTTAATCCTGTTTAGTAGTTCCATTTATTACCCCTCATTTCAATAACGCTTCCAATACTTTATTTTTTCTATCCATAATTCGTATTTCTGCACGCGGGTTATCTTTATCAATGCCAGCGATGCAGCTATCACCATATGAACATATCCATTTATCATCGTCGATAACTTTCGCTTTCGTTAATATATCACTAGTTGCTTGTAGCAACCCGATTAAGTCCGGCCAACTTCTTTTATTTGGTAGATAGTATTTACATTCAACAACGATGATGCCAGATATATGTAGTTTCTTTCCAGACAGTTGCCACATACAAGCATCTTCATAATTCTTGTAGGCTTCCGACGGTATTATAATAGGCTTTCCGTTTCTGGATATAATGCGGCCGCTATTCTTTTTAGTTGCCGGACGCCCTTTTAATGTAATATCAATTACACTCATTCAATGCCCTTTCTGCCAATAATACATCATCTTCCGGATATACCCAGTAATAATCACCTAAACTAGTCCATGACGTTTTGCCACCCCTAAAGCAATATACGCGGCCATTTTCGTATTTTGCAAAATAAAGTTTAACTTTTGTAAGTCCAGTTTCTGCTATAACTGGCGTATCAACTGGTACCTTTTCCCATTCAACGATACCCAGTAACGATGCAATGGAATATTTACGGATATTAGGATTTAACCCCAGCACCTTGCATGGAATTCTTGGGGTATGATCGCGTATCTTGAAATTACCGCCGTTTTCGATAAACGTAGGATTTACAAAGAACGCATAAACGCCCTCAATCTTAATATCTCGATAACCTTCGTTATACATTTCTTGCAATAACCATTTTTGCTCATTCTTCATCGTATAATTCCCCTTTTACAATAATTTCTTTCAGTTGCTGCCGTACGTTGTAAATGTACGCTTCAACTGTTCCGTTAAATACTTCCATTACCATTTTGGAAAGGCCTTGCCGCAATCGTTTCGTTTTGCCGTCCTTATGGTATTTGTATTCAAGCGTAATTAAAAATCTATCTTGCGTTACTTTTGGTTTTAAAATCATGTTTTCAATAACCAGCGTTAATGCGCTGGCTAGTTGCTCACATGTAAAAACTCTACCGTTCCCCATATCTACCTTTACACTCATTTATCAATTCCCCTTTGATATTCATAGATAATTTCATTCTTAGGCGCATTTATTAGCATGATAATGCTATGATGTGCGGGCGATTTTGTATGCTCACCCGTTTCACTTATGAATTTAATGCGCTTAGTCGGTACGTATACGCTTATATTTGTCTTGCTAAATAATTTATGCCTTTGTACCCCCCCCAGTGTATCTATAGGCAGTACCAGTGTACACGGGCGCCCCGTTTCAATACACCGCGCTATAATTTCATCTTTGTTACTATACGGCGGGTTAGTGATTAAGTAATCAAATTCATAATCTTTAGTTAAAAAATCATTGATGCCGTATATAGCTAATGGATCATAATCGCGTGTAACAATTTTTGTAAAATTGCTTTTATCTGTATCGAACGGCAATAAAATTTTATCGCCAGCCTTTGGCGGGAATACATTAAGCATTGTTTGAACCGTTTCTATAGGCGTATACCATTCATCGCTTTTAGTGCCTTTTATTAATGCTTGTTTCATCGCTTACACCTTTCAAGATTTACCCCAGCAGCTAACAAGCGGTTTCTAACAAATGTATACGATACGCCGTATATACCAGCAATTTGCCGCACGCTCAAACCTTTCTCATGCAAGGCGGCCAGCGCACTTGCTTTAATTTCTGGGTATACCGGCTTTCGTTTTATTTCTTTCCTTAACCCTAGCGCGGCCAATGCTGCATCTGCTGTTTTTCTACTATATATGCAAGCACCTAGCGCAAGCCAGTTTTCTATATACGTCATTTTTACTTTCCTAACATTTACCTATACGCCGCTTGATGCGGTTATTGCTATCTTTTACATACCCGTACACATCGCCCCGTATATCACGGGTTTCTATTTCTTTTTTTCTGTTGGTACTGTATTTGATGTAGGCCGCGCATGTACTATGGCAGCCTAACACCCTATACTCACACCCCTTACATGGTGATTTCATTTTTATTCACCTTTAAAAAACACTAACCAAATTGTTTTACCGCGCCGTTGCCCTAAAATCGGTTCAACAGACAACAACGGGCGCACCTTTGGCAAGGTTATTTGTTCTTCATTCCACTTAAAAATTAACGTTCCATTTTGCTTAAGTACCCGCCAACATTCTGCAAAGCCTTGTTTTATATCCTCTTTCCATTCCGGCCCTAATGTTCCGTATTTCATTTTTAAAAATGATGTATTGCCAGCACTCACCAAATGCGGCGGATCAAACACAACCAAATAAAACGTTTCATCTTTAAAAGGCATTTCTCTAAAATCTGCAACTATATCCGGTTTTACGATTAACTTCCTACCGTCGCATAGTGTTGCGTTTTCCGTTCGGTTATCCATATAAACCGTTTCTTTATGTTCCCTATCAAACCAGAACATTTTAGAACCACAACACGCATCTAGTATTTTCATTTTTCACACCTTATTTTTAAAAGGGTTTATCGTTTCAAGCACAACAAAAGATGTATTATTGTACCCGTTTTGTTCTTCCCATTCACGAAACGCCTTCGTTAATTTTTCTTGTAAAACGTCAATTTGTTTCGGTTCTACATGTAACAAATAATCTTCCGAATATTCTGCTATTTCATCATCAAGATCATAATCGATAATGTCATTGATAACACGCTCCGCATCAACGGTAGGAATATAATAAAACGGGTTGCCAACTCTAATTTTTGGTTCTTCGCAATTCCCATACGTTTCTACAAAATCTTTTATAGCATCTTCAATGCTTTTTTGCGGATATCCTACATACTCGCCTAAACACCAGCACCACTCATTTTCATTTCTTACTAACATTATTGCCACCTATTAGAACGGAATATTTTCATCGTTTCCTTTATCATCTGCAAAATTATCGAAATTGCTGCTAGTTTCCGCATCATTTAAAGCGGATACGCCTACGAAACTTGCAATAACTTCCGTTACGTATTTCTTTTGGCCGTCGCTATTTTCATAAGAACGTGTTTGAATTCGTCCTTCTACAAATAAGCGATTTCCCTTACGGTAGTTGCCTACCGCTTCGCCCAGCTTGCCCCATGCAACGCAATTAATAAACGCCGTTTGTTCCTTTGTTTCATTTGTAGCACTATCAATATATGTATTGCTGGCCGCTACTGTGAACGTTGCAACCGCTCGGCCTGTTTGCGTATAACGCACTTCTGGATCACGAGCAAGATTTCCCAATAATTGAACACTATTCATAATATAATTCCCTTTCTATTTTCTAATTCTATAGGGCAAATTTGCTCATTTTGCCCCGCCTACTATTTCGCCCTTATGATTTATCGTTAAGGCTTTAAAAATTCCATACAACGCATTTAAACGATTTTTTCCATTCTAAACAATTCATCTAGTGTTAGATTTGTTTGTAATTCGTCATTAACGTTTTCTTGAATGGCAAGCATTTCTGTTAATCTAAAATCAAATAGCCCGCGTTCATGCTTCTTGTATGTTTCCGGTGATACCCCGGCAATATCCGCCATGTCTGATTGTGTATAGCCTAACAACTCCCTACATTCGATTAATTTTGGGAATAAATTATATTTTTTGTTCATTCCAGCACCCCCAGTATTAACTTTTTGCTTTCGTCCGAAATATCGGCATCTTTAACCATGCTTTTAAGGTCTACCGGTTCGTATTTTTCAACCTCAACCAAATGGCCGTTATCTAGCATCTTAATTTCTGTATTTCGTGGCATATTTAATTCTGCACGTTTACGCGCTTCCATTAATAGGCCATTACTTTTGATGCTTTCAGCAATTTCCATATTTCTTTGTTCACGTGCTGCCAGCTGCTCATAAGCCTTACAAAATTGGCTCATTGCTGCGCTTTCGTTATAACTTTGGCAGTTTCTTGGGTCAAAGAAACGCCATACAGTTTTAGCAGCAAGCCTTGTTATACCTTCCAACTCATCAAGGCCTTTTTCATAACCTACTTGGCTTGCCTTTTTTCTGACAATTTCCCATGCATCTTGCGCAATCAATCGTTCTTCCTTGCCGTTCACATATCCGGAAATTTCTGCCGCTTTATTTCTGATTGTGGCAACGGCTGGAACGAATTCGCACGTATTGATGCATTGTTTGATAGCTTCCGCCAATGTTACCGGGTTAATATCTTCCAGCATGTAGGCGTACATTTTAACTTTTGCACTATCGAATTTGTCATATATCAATAATTGGCCCGTAGCCTTCAATATTTCCGGCTTCATTTGTTCCCCCTTCAACCGCATCAATAAGCGCGTTTAATTCTGCAACCTTTCGTTCTGTATCCGTCATTGCTGCCATTTCATTTGAATTAAGATATGTATCAAAATGGCTTGGCGCAAATAGTGTTTTAGGCGTTAAGTACTTTTCTAGTTTTGTACCTTTCCATTCACGGCATTTTTTATCAATCACGGTTTTAAAATCATCAACGGTATAACCTTCTTTCAAGCGTGATCTAATTGCTTGTACATATGGTTTAGTTGTAGGTTTAAATTTTGAACCAGTTTTAAGATTAAGATATTCGATAATTTCAATATGAGAATTCGCCATATCGTCATGTGAAACATGACATATTGTTTCTTTTCTATTCTCTTCTTCTCTTATCTTATCTATTCTTATCTGTGTATCCAGATTGTATCCATTTTGTATACATTTTGTATCCATGTAGGTATTATCTGGGTTTATCGGTTGCCCTACCACTTCATAAACCTTGTTTTTTAACTCTACGCATTTTGCTTCCGGTAGTTCTGATTTTGAGTAACGATCACTTTGTACATAGTTATGTATCCGCCAATGTCTAATGACGATTACACCAGTTTCAAAACCAATCACAAACCCTTTTGCGTTAAGTAGTTTTAAATCATCTTCCTTACACCCCGTTATACGCATAATGCTTTTTGGCGATTGAATAAAGCCGTCATCATCTGCCCTTAGCAGCAAATGAAAGTATAGGCATTGTGTACTTTGTGGCATATCTAGGAAATTATCTGTATCAATAATTTTCTTTGACATCATTCGCCGTTCTGCCATTGTATTTTTGAATTCCTTTCTTTTAACACTTCCCGTATTTTCTTGGCATCGCTGCCATGTGCTTTTGTATGGCAATCACGGCATAAGCAAGCCAGATTATTAAGATTTGACAAACCCCCGTGCGATCTAAACTCTATATGATGTACTTCGGTTGCCATTGCGCCACATAGTACACATAAACCCTCATCGCGTTCATAGGCCCATTTTCTGGTACGGGCATACAATACATTATCCTGTTTTTTCCTTTTGTTCATGTTCGCCCCATTCCCTTACAAGTGAATTGATATAATCGTTATCTTCAATCGGTATATTTAACTGGCTGCACTCATCAACTAATGCATCAATCAAACGCCGCATTTCATCTACCGTGTATACGCTGCTGCCATGATACGCACGAACGATTGTATAACCTTCGGTTTTGGCTGGGCCGGCTTCTTCTGCGTACCAGCCTAACCCGTGGCCGTGCCAAATTTCAATAAATCGCCCTGTAGCATCGTTTTTAATTGGTAGATAGGTAAATGTACCAGCTTCTTGAATAACACGCTTATATACATCGTTTTTCGAAATATATGCGTTCTTTGAAAGTTCCCGCGCTATCTTATCGCATAATACCCATGCATAAGCGTTAGCATTTAGCGAACGGCGTTTTACTTTCTTTTTGATTTCAACGATATATTCAGCTTCCGGATCTAACTTATTTAACGCTTCATCTTTCGGCGCGGGTATCAAAATATTCCAGCCAATCGACTTGATTAAATTGATACCCTTTGTTATCCATTTCATTAAATGCGGTCTCCAGCATCTTCATGCAACAATGCTTGTTCGTCATTGTCGTATAGGGTAAAGCCTTTGTTTTCCTCTTGTACCCCATATTTTTTTAACCATTCAAGGGCGGCCACCATTTCAAATGCATCAAGCATCGCAAGGCGCGGTTTCTTAAATTCAGCCGCAATATATTTGGTGATTTCCGCCGGCGGTACTTTTTTAGATTTTTGCAACGCTACAAATTCATCGTATCCTTTAACGTGCGTTTCTTTTGGTTTAGTTGCTGCCGCTGGTGCTGCATTTCCGCCCATTGTAAAACGCACATTCCCTTTACTATCAACAATGATTAACTTGCTAATATTTCGATTTTCGTCATAGTCGATTTCTTTAACTGTAAATCTTGCGTTTGATTTAGGTTTTCCGTCTTTACCCGGATACCATTCGTTTTTTTGCAAATTGATATAAGTAAAAGGTGCGGAGTATAATTCCCTACCAATTCCCCAGTTAAAACATGCACGTTTAAAACTGTCAGATGCTTGGCCCTTTTCCTTTTCCGTGTTGCTTTCTGTGCCTACGTCGGACTTTCCAACCCATTCGCCAGTTTGTTCGTTAAAGATTGAAACCGTACAATATAATCTATCGCCAATGATCGTATGTTCGCGTTTCCAATTTAATGCACCTACAACTTCATCAAGTAGTCGCATGTCAACACGTGCATCTTTATATAGCAGCACTACTGCGCCTACATTTCCATTCTTTTCATTTAGCGATTGAATACGGCAATCTATTTCATTTGCTTTTAGTGTTCTAAATTCCATGTTTCACCGCCTACTTAATATAGAAATTTCGGTTTACTTTAATTTCTGCACCCTCTACAGTTTCACCGGCTTTAATAGCTTTTTTAATTGCCGTTTTATCGGCTTTAATTTCAACTTTTGTAAAGTCCGCTGGAATTACATCAAGATTGATAATTTCAACGCTTTCGCTTTTGCGATATCCGCATTTGAAAGTACCAACGGTTAGCGTTTCAAGTCCTTTTTCTTTTAGTGCAAATTCAACGTTATTTTTTAACCGTTCAACAAAATTTTCTTTTGTTTTCTTCATTGCGGTTAAACGTTCGATTTCTGCTTTAATACCAGCAATATCGCTTTCCGTATTTTTGATAAATTTGCCTGTATTTTCTAGTTTTTCTTCGATTGATACGTTAATCATTTCTAATGTGTTTTGAATTGCTTGAATTTCTTCTTCTGTTTCTGCTGCTTCCAGCATTGCGGATAGTTCCGCATAGTCTTTATTTAGTTCGTAGATGCTACTCATTTATGGTTTCCCCTTCTAACATTTCCAATACTTCGTTATGATTATTAATCATTTTCCCGTTTTCCAAATAAGTATCCGGAAAACCTTTTAACGCGAATTTTACATATTTCTTTCTTCTAATCGCACATGCGTGATACTTAAAACCACCACCGAACGAACTCACCGTAAAGGTGATAGCCGTATAAATGTTTTCATCTACACCTTTTAACGCTTCTTTGATTAAGTCGAACTTATCAAAACACGCAAGCATTTCTTCTCTATCCATATTTTCACCTTGCCACCTTAACCAGCTATCATGTATGATATGGTTAAGATGCTTATTTAAAACTCACTTTTCGCATCTGCCCTTTAGTAATTGCCGTTACTATTGGGCCTTTTTTAATTTATCAATATAGATGCCACTATATAGCAGCGTAACGCCTAACAGGCCTTGCAACATTGCTTCATAGAACGTTAGCACGTCAATCTCTAATGATCCCGGCGTACCTAACAACAATACAAAACCTACAATTTTCATAATGCTAGTCATTGACAAATTCCCCCGTAATCTCCAGTACATTGCTGGTGATTTTTTTTATACTGTTTTTTAGTTTTGCGTTTTCTTTCGCCAATTCTTCGTTTTCTGCTTTTAACGCCCGGTAATTAACCGCATTTACTTCGGTTTCTAATCCGGCTATTTCTTGAATTTCTTTGACTGAAAATAAAACGCCCGGTAATTTTGTTAGCTGGTGAATTGTGCCAGCGTTTCGCAAGTTGTATACCGACGATTTAGAAACGCCTAAAACTTCGGCCACTTCTTCCACGGTATACGTTAGTTTCATTTTGTAACCCCTTTCATTAATTCAGATAAACCACAATTAAAGAAGTGCGCAACCTTTACAAGGCTACTAAGGCTAGGCGATTGTTCGCCACTACGCCAACGGGAAATAACACTTTCAGAAATACCCGTTTCTTTGGATAATTTGTATGCGGTAACCCCTTTATTATCCATAAGTTTGAAAATGTTTTTTGTTACACTTTTAATCATTTACACCCCACCTTCTTAAATGGTATACTTGCGTTATAGCAAGTGTTAGTATTCGACACCGCACTTGCTATATCAGATTTTCAAGACACTTACGATTTCATAAGTACCTTATGGCTATATTGTACTTCCGTTTTAGTAAGTAGTCTAGTAAACACTTTATAAAAATGTTAAACAGTTTGTTTATATTTAGCGAGGTACACTATGCTATACAACAAAATTGAAGAATTAATGCGAAAAACTGGAGTATCAGCATATCAAATTTCAAAAGATACCAACATTCCACAAAGTGCATTTTCACGTTGGAGAAAAGGAGAAAGTAACCCTAGTTTAAAGAATATTAAAATAATATCGGAGTATTTCGGTGTACCAGTAAGTTATTTTACCGACGGCGTAGAGGGAACGCCTGTTATTAAAACAAAAGAGATAAAAATTGATTTAAAGAAAATTACGGATAGCGCTTTAGTATGTTATTATGGCGATCGTGAATTGACGGAAAAGCAAAAACAGAAATTACAAAAAGTATTAAAAGCAGTATTGGACGATTAATATATTCAAGGGGAATTGTTAGTATGTTAAACATTGTTTTAGATTTAATTAATTCGTGCGGCTCAAACGAACCGCGCACCATTGCTAGTAGATTGAACATTAAAGTATTTTATAAACGTATGCCCGTAGGTGTTAGCGGTGTATTGATTAAACCGGAGATTAAAAAGGCTATTATTATAAATAGCCGGTTAAGTAGGCAGCAGCAGCGCATAGCGCTTGCGCATCAATTAGGGCATGTATTACTTCACAGAGAATACGATTTATGCGGTGTATTAGATGATGCTACCCGTGATAAAATCGAAATAGATGCGAATACTTTCGCGCATTTATTGTTAAATAAAGGGGTTTATCATGAGTAAAAAAGATGCAATTAACGTGGCGTTTTATCAAAGTATTCTGTATCTTATTATCGGTATGATATTAGGCTTTATGGATTGGAAAGAACACAGATATATTTTGATGCTTATAGTTGTTGCCCTAACTATCGGCGCACAATTTATAGCAAGTTATTCATTAAAGGAATTAGACGATGCAATGCAATATAACCATAAGAAAAAAGGATAAAGGGTATCAATGTATCGTTTCATACAAGGACGGCAACCGCTGGCGCCAAAAATCTAAACAAGGTTTTGAAACACAAAAGGCGGCTAAAATTCATGCTCAAACGATCATTGATAAACTAAAAAAGACTATCACCGCAACCGATGATAGTCTTAGAAATATAACTCTTATTGATTTTTTTAATATTTACATACGCGAAAATGCGCCTAAAACATTTAACACGCTGCGAACCTACCGGAATACATTCGACTTTTTTAAACCTTTACACAATGAAAAATTAACAAATATTACGCCGTATCACGTCAAACGCGTATTGAATGATATATCATACTCAACGGCTTCAAAAAACCTTGCCTTGGGTATAATTCAGCGATTATTTAGCTATGCCGTATTGCCGTATAAGATACTGCCTATTAATGAATTAAAGGTAATACCGCGATATACAAATAGTAAACCAGAAAAAATAAAAGCACTAACAGATGATGAAATAGAAATGTTTTTATCTGGCGTGAAATCTATAAATTATACGTATTATATTTTATATTGTATAGCGGTATATGCTGGCATGAGATACGGAGAAATTATTGGCCTTACTTGGGAAAATGTGGATTTAGATAACAATACAATAAACGTAGTGCAGCAATTCGGGGCGATTGATTATAACGTATATTCCATGAAACCCCTTAAATCTAAAAATAGTTATCGCCAATTACCTATACCGCCAGTATTAAAAAACGTATTACTGGAATATAAAGAAACATGCACAACTGATAGATTATTTAATATGCGCATAAGTAGTAGCGGCGTAGCATCTGAAATGATGAAACGTTTTTTACCAGATAATTCTATTCATGATCTACGCCATACATACGCAACTAAATTATTATCGAATGGTGTAGATATAAAAACAGTATCCGCACTATTAGGTGATAGCTTACAAACAGTATTAAAAACCTATGTTCACTTTTCTGACGATATGCGCATAAAGGCAGCTGATAAGGTTGCCGATATTTTCGGTTAATTATTTTTGACGAATTTATGCCGTTTCAAAAACAAATAGCACTAAATATAGTGTTTTATAGCTTATATTTTATATTAATTCATTATAACACATCGACAACTCTATATATAGATGTTAAGAATAATTATCGAAACACAAAACCCCATAGGCATTACCGC